TCTGAAAAACCCAGTGGGTTATTTTGGGTTTCTGAAAAACCCAGTGGGTTATTTTTTTTTGAATACATCCCCCCCTTTTTCCCAGCTTCGCGCCTTTTCTCTTTTATATTTCCCCACTTTTCTAAGTCTCGCTCTATGTCTGACTTTATGAACTCGAAGCAAATATTTACGCCTCCGTCGTTTATAAAAACGGGTTCACCAGCGACATAATCAAAAATCGCATTTAATAGCTCTGCTTTTTGTGAATCATTTAGCAAATTTATTGCACTTCTCCACGACAAATAAAAAACAAATGATTTTTTAGGTTCCATAATGTAGATAATATAAAAAAAGAGGTTCATTTTAGCTGCTACCCTAAAACAAACCTCTTTACGGTAATATACCGTGAATATCTTCTTTGTTGGTAGCAGTCAACACCACAAATATACGATTATTTTTTTTTAATTTCGCCTTAACATGTTATTTTCTCTCTCAAATATTTCTCTTTCCATTCTTTTTCTGATTATTTCCTTCCTTCTGTTTTCTTTTTCTTTTTTTTCAAAGTGCGCTAATATTTCTTTCAATCTCATGTATTTTTGTATGTCGTTATAATAATAAGACATTGAAAAAGCCATAGCCAAAGCAGATATTGAAGGGAATATATCAAAGAAAAATTCACATGTAGAAATACTTAAATAAGGCAAAAACCATATTCCCAAAAATAATACAGCAAAATTAATTATTAATATTACTAACAAGATAACGAAAATTCCCATCATAATTTTAAAATTTTAAGTGTTTTCCCTTTTGATTTTTTTTTTACTGATTCGTATATCAACGGAAATTCAGTTTTTAGCTTCTCAGTGTCTATTGTGTTGCGTGTATAGTCCTTAATTGTAGCCACTCTTACGCCTTCGCATACTAATTCGTTGCAATTGTTGAAAAGTAACGCTATTTTGTTTTCTAAATCTTCTTTCTCCTTCTCCAGTATTTTTATTTTATTTTTTATCTCGTTATAGCTATTGACTAATTCCATGTATTCAGGAGAAATGTTCAAAGATATTGTTTCAGAGGTATTTGTAATATTAAAAATATCCTCTTTGTTAATTGGAGCCGGTGGAACCCCTTTAAGTATGTGATTTTCTGTGAATTCTTTAGCCCCATTTAAAAGATACTCGAATAAATCTTTGTCAAAATCGAACATCCTCCATTTCAGTTGCTTTTGTCCATCATACACGACTAACATTCCCGCGTCATATTCCCCGACACCCATGTTCCAAACTAATTGCATATACCACGAATTAGGAAAAGTTTCGGGATCATTTAAATCTACAGTACGTAATGTGTCCTTTATTTCAACGACAATGCGGTTTTTCCTTCGAAATTTAAATAATTCCCTATCAGGTGAAGCAATTATATAGGACGGGTAATTATCGTTGCTTAAAACGAAGTATTTCGCGCTTTCTTTTATCACCCTTTCTGTAGACTCTGTTTCAAAAAGAGCAGCGATAGCGTTTTCCATTGCTTGCCCCCTTTGGGTATTATAATTAATTTCATTTTCCATTGCTTGCCCCCTTTGGTAGTCGTTATACCAATCCAAAGGCGTTTTGTATTCATCATGACCAGTTATTACCGCTATATCATGTCCTCCAATAAAATAATTGCTTTTCCGGTAATTGTACCAATCTTCGTAATTTCTAAACACTTTCCTATCTATCATATTGCCAAAATTTTACAGTTGAATAATAATATACATTCCCGTCTACTCCGAAAACAAAAGGTATGCTTTCTGGATGGAACACCCCTATTTTAACATCTCCACTTTCTAAAATAATTCTTATTCTTTCATGTGAAGGAGGAAAAACCCTCGAATTCGTCCATTTCATCGAAAAATTTAGCCCTTTTTCTTTATTCATTTGTCCCGTCCAAATATTCTAAATCTGTTAAATTTTCGTTCGTTGGTGTCGAAAAATCATATTTAATTGCGTTTTCCATGCTCTCCGTTTTCGGCCCGTATAAATTTAAAAGGCTTTTTGCTACCGTTTTATTAGCCATCATCTCAAAATCTGTGACCCATAATCCCGTTTTATTCCTATAAGATTGCGAGTATTTTTGCGCGTGTGCCTTTATCTCCTCGACTGTCATATATTTAAAATATTCACCTCCTGAAAGATATTTTATATATGCAATATTGCCGATATAAGCCCGTTTTTTTCTCTCTATATAGCCGTTATAATCATAAGTTCTCAATATTATTTCCCCTTTGAACGGGTCTATACCTTCAATATCACCATCGCGAACCTCTGAGACATTTATACGCTCTAATTTTTGCGTCCTATTAGCTAGTTCAATGAATCCACGATACATTATTTGCGCTTGTGCGTTGTCCTTGTAAGGGACTATACACGATTGCCCAAGAGCGGGAACTAATGACAAACCAGTCGTTGCAATAGCTAACCCGCATAAAATTACGCTGTTCGGGTTGCAAAATTTCAACTTAGAATTGTACGAAGCTTGCAAAATGTTTTCTACGAACGCCCGCCCCTTTGATCCTCCTAAAATTTGGCAAAAACGCTCTAAATTGGTTGAATTAAGGGCTAATTTCTTTATGTCTTTGTAGTAGTTCACTGTCTGTACAGTCGCTACGTTGTTTTTTATTTGCTTATTTATGTCCATAATTACTTAATTAAATATTACTATACTATCATTTAAAAATACCTCCACAGTGTCAGGATAATTAGTAATTTCTTTTGTTTTTTGCTCCTCCAGTATTTGCGTATCCAGCATTCCTCCAATTAAAATTAGCAGAAATAATATAAGCCCGCAAATTGCGTTTACTTTGTCTTTTTTAGTTGTCATAATAATATCCTTTTGGGTAAATATTGTAATTGTTTTTTTCTGATAAAAAATCATTTATCATTTTCAACGCTATTTTTTTAGCCTCTTCATTATCACCCATATATTTTACCATAAATTTCCAAGTTTTTAGCCAGCAGTTAATGTCTATAGCCTTGTTATTCTCTATTTGTATTTCCGCATAGAAATCACATATTTTGTCTAAAATAATTATCTCATCTTTCAAAATAACATTCTCGTTTTCGCCTACTTCAAAATTGAAGTAATTAAAAATAAAATAAGAAGCTATTTGTTTATAAAATAATTCTACGTTTATTAGTCCTATCATTTTATTGTCTTATTTAGTGTTTTATACCCTATTATTTCGTTTTTCATCTCATCTACTTTTTTATCGTAGTCTCTTTCCCCTGAATTAGCAGAAACGTATTTAATTATTTTGTCCTCCTCTTTTATTAGTAGTGTTAAGTATGGATATATATACATATTATTTGTCACTCTTTTAATAGTATTATTTATTTCAAAAATGAAAGAATACATGTCATTTTCTGAAGCATTTGGCAACATTTCTAATATTTCCTTTGCATCTTTGAGAATATCTTTTTTTTTCATATTATATCGAATTTAAAAATAACCTCCTGACCAGCATATAAATAGTCCTTAATTTCAAAAGGGTACATTTCCCCCTTTCCGTCTTCAGCCGTGAAACATGTATAGGTATGGTTATCTTTTTCGTAAAAATCATTGAAATAGCATTTTTTTGACAATAAAAACGGATGATAAGTACCTATGTTTAATTCATATTCACAAAAAGCAAATTTAAGTAGATCTTTTTCAAAATATTTATCCAGCCTAATTTTGTGCCCCTTCAGACATTCTACCTTTTTAGGGTTAATGTGCGTTAATCTAATGTCTGTCAAGTTGGCATAATAGTCCGAATCTTCGCCGTTCTTTTGTATTATGCTTGTTTCTACAAAAACAAATTCATTCCCATTTTTCCCGACATCTATTATTTTGTATTTGCCAGTAGCTTTATTTTTGCATGCTATGACTCTGTTAACGGAACCTTTAATTAAATCAACATCATTTAAAGTACTGATTATTTTATAGATTTCGTCCTTATATCTAAACGACCCGTGTAAATCGTTTAACTCTTTTAATCTTATTTTTTCTAACATAATTATCTTTTTTTATTATAGTATTTAAACATCCTTCGTTTCTCTATTTACCTTTTATCTCTTTCATTTTTTTTTACCAATTTATTTTCAAATGATAATTCTTTTACATCTATTCCATTACTAACACAATAAGTAAATTGGCCCTAAGTTATAGGAGCTATATTTAAACAATCTTTCCTTGTTTCCTACTTTCAATAAAGTAAAATGTATATAATTAGGAAAATTTGAAAGATCTATGCTTATCTCTACGGTATACATAATGTTTTTATTTAAAAGTTCCAATAAATCAAATACGTCCCGCCTCTTACTCCTATATGGGTGTGCTCCAGTCTGTTTTTTGCCTTATTCCAGTGCAACTCGCCCTGTACCCAATACTTTTTACCGTTTACTTCATACTCAAAGTAATTATTGTCTCTATAAGTGCCTTTTATTGTCTTCATAGCTGTATTTTTTTTATTGTTTGAATATGTGTCCATTTACGTTGAAATAATCGTACATTAAGTCTCTTTCGTATAAATCGAAATCGATATAATATTTCAACCTATCTGTGCATTCGGGGTATTCTACATCAAACATTTTTTCGACAAATTCCCGCGCATCATCATAATAACCTACATACGCATCTATTGCCTTATTTATTAACGATTTAATGTCCGCTCCTAATAATTTATAATGATAATTATCAACCCAATAGAAAAAAGCTTCTTTGAAATTTTCGTCGGCTTCTCTCGTGCAAAAGTAGTTACATAGATCTATTGTTTCATCTGGCAATCTGTCACTCAATTGTAGCTCTTTGGGAATGTCTTCAAATTCTACTATTTTATAGTAATCCGATCCGGTATCCTTTAATAAGTCTTCCATTTCGTGTTCAAAATCTGAAGAGCAAAAGTAGGATACTACGTCAAACCATTCACTTTTTACTACTTCGTTTGTCTCGTTTTTGCGGAATTCTACGCGGATTCTCGCGTCTTCAATGTTTATTCTTTCCATATTGATAATGTTTTTAGTGTTAATATTCGTTTTCTGTATACAAATATACAAAACTTCTTGAAATTACACAACATTTTTCTCAGAAAAATGTATTATATCTCATGTGTTTTAACTATATATTAACATATCAAATACTATATTTACATATTGATCCGTCATTATAGCGAGTCGCCTTTTTAATCCTTCGTTTCCCTTAGTACCCTCACATGAAAACCCGTCTTCTTCTTAACTTATCTTGTGTTTTTCTTTTATTGTTAACATTGCTTGGAGTTTTCTTTAGAAAAAAAAGAAAGGAAATAACTACATGCAGAGACTATATATTATATATATTATTACTATATATGAATTGTATATATATACATAAAGGATATACATTCATAACGTGCGCGCGCAGTTCTGTCTGCTAATGCGGTGAATAACAACACGTTACAGAGGTGAAAATGTTAATATCTCATTTGGAATTAAGTTAAAACAATACGGAAATGTTAACGGGTTTGTTCCACATGAAACAGAGAGGAGAGCGGGGCGACTGATGGAGGAGAAGGGATAACGGAATCGGAAGCCAGACGACAGAAAGCAAAGCGAGGATGAAGCATGAGAGATGAGTGGGAAGGAAGCGGGGAATCTCTTTGTGAATCGGAATCAAATAAGGGGTTGCATTGGTTAGATCCGAAGCGAGGGGCACAGCCCCGAGCGAGGTTATTACTTCCTTTGTTTTGTTTTTGAGTCAGGGGTAAACAGGGGTAGGGGGTCGGGCTTTATTAATAAATTTGGAAATTCGACTAAAAGTATTACCTTTGTTGTATGGGTACAGCGATAGACATAATCAAGGGGAAAGAAGAGCGGGCGCTACGCAGGCAGGAAATGGAGGAGCGTGGTGAGGTAAAGAAGTACGAAGTAGACGACAAGGTACGGGAAGAGTTCAGGGCGACATTTGGGAAGACGGTAGCGTTTTTGGACATGATAGGGGTGAGGGAGAAGTTGGAGGAGATATTAGGGGACATAGAAGTATCTGATAGTCCGGCAACGATAAGCAAGTTAAAGGGTAAGTTAGATGTCATCATGAAGTACGTGAATGTATTCAAGGCAGCGAGTGACAGTATCAACCGGACAGAGAAGACGATAATCAAGGAGCAGAGGGGAGAAGAAACAGAATCGGTAATGAGTGGAGATACGGGGAATATAGAGATAATAGAAAAGATAGACTATGATACTATTGCCGGAGCGGTTAAACGATAAGCAGATAGAGTTATACAATTTGTTGAATGAGGACAGATATGTAGAGTATTTGTTTTACGGTTCGAGCAGGGCTGGGAAGACATTTTTGATATTTGCGTGGTTTGTGACTCAGTGTATAAGATACGGAGCGAATTGTTTGATAATACGGAATACGTTTACGTCGTTGAACAATGGGATGTTGATGCAGACAGTACCGGCGGTATTGAATTCTATGGCGAGGCGTTGGGGATACAGTGATTACAAGAAGGTGATGATAGGTGGGGATAGGTTTGCTCGGTATGTAAACAAGGACGACAGTTTGGTATTCTACAATGGTTCCTACATAAAGTTCGGGAGTTTGCGGGGGAGTTCGGACAGTGAGTCGAAATATGATTCGATATTAAGTACGGAATGGGGGCATATATTTTTGGATGAGATAAGTGAGATAAGTTGGCAGCCGGTAAGTAAGTTATTGACACGGTTAGCGCAGAAGTTGCCGGTAAAGAACAAGATGTTGTATGCGTTGAATCCGTGCAGTAAGAATCATTGGAGTTACAAGAGGTTTTTTTTGCAGGAGGATTACGATACGGGGATGAAGTTAGACCCGAGTATACAGGCGATGTTGTACAAGAAGCATTTCAGTGTAGAGGACAACAAGGAGAATGTATCTTCGAGTTATATGTTGACGATGAAGAGTTTGTCGAAGATAGACAAGCGTAGGTTTTTGGACGGGGAGTATTACGATGAGATGGAGGGGGAGATATTCCACCATATACCGTGGGGGACAATGCCGGAAGAAGAATCGTTTGTACGATATATAATCTACGTAGACCCGTCGGCTAAGGAGAGTGTAAAGAACGATTACAAGGCATGCGTATTGTTGGGGTTGACGAAAGACAAGATATGGTTGGTGGACGTATATGCAGTACAGGGGAGCACATACGAGATGTTGGAAGGCATATATAGCTTATACGTAAAATGTCCGATAACGCCACGTTTATACATTGAAAAAAAGCAAGTTCCGTTGGATTTCAACAAAACATTGCTTAACTTTCAGGCGCAAAAGGGGTGGATATGTCCGATAGAGTGGGACACGCGCAATCACGGTAACAAGTTTTACAACATTGAGTCCACTTTAGACCCGTTGTTCAAGAATGGGGGGATAATGTTCAACGACAAGATGAAGAACACTCCTATGGGTGAGATTACGGTGCAGCAGTTTTTGGAGTTTTCGAGGAAAGAGAGTCCGTTAAAGAAAGACGACATACCGGACGCGGTAGCCAAAGGAGTTTCGTTAATGGGGAGGAATCTTAAGATAGTCAATCCAGCCCAGAAGAAGACGAAGATGTTTATAGCGATAGGAGGGAAATTAAAGTCCTTATAATATGATAGAGATAAAAGATTTATATCAATGGATACAGCCTAACACATGTGATGAGATAATAGGCATGAATCCGACGGCATTGGAAGACGCCTATGTATCCGCTATAGGCTATTTGGCTGGCGAGATAGGGAATATATACGATTTGGAGGAGATGTTGCCGGTAATGAAGGATGTCCATCCTGATTTGTTCTTTATGGTAAGGGTATTGACGGCATCAGCCTTTATGGGTTCTACATTTGCGTGGAGTACTGTTTTCACGAACCAGTACAACAGTGTGATGTCTACTATACACAGGATGAAGTCTGGGACATCCCGCATGACTGGGGCGGTTAACAAGCCTGAACCTAACGCGATAGGTAAAATAGTAACAAACATAAATGATTATATAGGCTAATATGACAATATGGAATACACCCCAAATAGACCCTTATTACATTCCCAAGTCTGTAGGGACTGGAGTAGTTAAGTCAAAATATCTTATTAACTATTATGACACTCCGTATACAGCGAAATACTGGAGGGATGCGATAGACAGGGCTATAAATTACAGTGATTTGTACTACTATGGCGTTTTGCAGTCGTGGGCTATACAGTCGAGTCCTTTTTTGGTGTCCTTATTGGACAAGAGATATGTTCCTGCCCAAAAGAACTTCTATGCTTTGGCGAAATACGGGGAAATGAGCAGGATAGACGACAAATTTTCCAAATATTTTACGCAGACCAACATTTTCAAGCAGCTTGTTTGCCGTGCTCCGTTGAACGCGAAGATTCGCGGGGTAGCAGGCAAGCAGATAGACATAGAGAAGGACATTGTAACGGATTTCCCTATGCGGAATATAGACATGTTCAACAGGGCGATACGTTATATGACCTTTGATATCCAGAGTGTGGCTAAATTTGACGATTACGACAACATGTTTTATTTCGAGGCTTCCCCTGAAGAAGACTATAAATTAGGTCTGATGCAGGAGGTTACACGGGCTATAATCGAGATAGTGAATTCTTATCGCAATTGGGGCATTCTGACGGGGCGTTATTCCTATCCTCGCTATACGATAGGGTATCAGGCGCAGAACGAAGAAGCACAGCAGATAGCAGCGGAATACGCCAGATTGATAAATGATCCTACCGCCACACCGGTAGTTCCCTTTGAGGTAAACGAATTGTCCACGAATAAGGAGAGGAAATACCAAGTAGAGATAAATTCCGTCAATACTGAAGCTCCGAGCGAAGCTTTCAGGGCTCACAAGGAGTTGGTAGACAAGTGGGAAAGCGAGCTTATGCAGCTTATCACCGGAAGTACGTTAATCGGGAACACCGAAAAGAACACGAATTCCGAGCAGTTGGCGGAAATTCACATGCAATTGTACAAGAATATCCTTGACGAAGACAACAAGGACATTTTAAGGGTGACGAATACCCAGACCATGCCGAAATTGGCGAGATTGATAAAGAACAAGGATTTGACGGATTATCAGGTAGTGATTATTCCCGACAAGAGTATCTCTGTCAAGCATTTTATCCAGATTACGGATACTTTGAGCAAGCAAGGGTTGCGGATTTCCGAACAATTCCTTCAAAAAGTGGGGTTGGATGAAGGGGATATCGACAAAAAAGTCACCAACAAGTCATGGATTACCAACACAGTAGACAAGATAAAGAGCATTTTTACTCCTAAAAGCAAGAAAGATGGCGGATACGATGCAGGATATGATAAACAAGCTCAAGAGTCTTAGGAATTGTGTAAGGAGCGAAATGCCCAAGGCCATATCGGAAAGCATGCTCAAGGAAACGAAGCAGAATTTCCAGAAAGAGGCATATTTAGGCAACGGGAAATTTGAGAAATGGAAAGAGCGTATGTATGACGTGCACAATACGCCTATCGGTGTAAAGTTGCCTTATCCCAAACTAAGGAGGACAGGGAGATTATACAATTCTATCAAGAAAATAACCGATGTACCGTACACGGCAGGGTTAAAAACCAGCGTTCCGTACGCACAATTGCAGAATGAAGGAGGGAAGTCTCCTAAAAAATGGGTTCAGCCTGCCTATAAAATATACAGGAAACCCCCTCAAATACCAGCCCGCCAATTCATGGGGGTAGGCGAGCGTACATATAGGAGGGCGCATAAGGCGATTTTGACGGTTTGGAACAAAAATTTCAATAAATAATTGATTGATAATAAAAAACTTCATATTTTAGCGAAAAATAGGGCATATGATAGGGTTATTGACTAAAAAATTAATAGATTTTTTCAGGCAAACGGATATTGTCATAGAGAATCATATACCCGTATTGACGTCTAATGTATCGGACGGAAGGACAGTAGTAAACACTACATTGCCGGCTATTGTAGTAACCGTAGATTCAGCCCCTAACAATATGGTTTATATTGGCGGTCTGATAAGGGACAACATCAATATAGACATTGTAGTAATGGACAGGCTGGTAAATTATACCCTATCAGGAGAGACAGATATTTATGAATGGAGGCGTAATCTTGCCTATAAGCTAAGGACTGAACTTTTCACGGAGAGGGCGTCCGAATTTTTCAAGGATATACTTCAAGGGAACAACTTTTTGCCTATGTATCGTGGCATGAATAACTTTATCAAGCAGGGATACAAGGAAGACACGGAAGAAGATATCGAATGCTGGCGGATGAAATTCGAGTGTGTCATGGTGGACAATTCTACCATAGACATAACCTATATAAAAGCCAAATCAGGGTCTGTGCAGCTTATAGACAAGCAGATAAATCCCGTCACCCCTATACATCCCCATTATGGGATAGAAGAGATGATGTGGAAGTACGGCTATGGGCAGTATATCCCTGATTTGTTAGATATGATTGTCGCGAGCGGTCAGATAACAGACCAGTATAAGGAGGAAGGTTCTGGGAATATCCCCTCCAGTATATCAGAAAATGTATTGTTTTTGCCAGAAAATTTCCCTACAAAGACGAGTTATCAGAACTTATATGGGATATTAAGTATGAAACATGTTCCGTATAATGATAATATGATTATTTTTAATAATGACATAGAAATAAGGAAATTAAATGTAGATACATCTTCATGGATTACTTTAAATAACGCTTTCAGGAATTGTTATTTCTTAACAGAAATAAATGAAGGAAACATTATAGACTGTACTAATATGAGAACACAGATGGGAGCCTCTTTTTATGGATGCTCTTCTTTAGAAGAAGTTCATTTTATAAATATCCCAGATGGTATTTCAATTAATATCAATAATATGTTCTCATTAGCACCTAATATAATCCCCGACAAATTAAAAACTGTTTCATTCTCTCCCAAAATAAATATTAATAACGCTCAATTATTATTTAATGGAAGAGGAGCCATAGAAAATATTATTGGGGAATTAGATTTTTCATTTATTGGGAATGCTAATAGCCAAAATGCAGCATTTAATGGATGTAATTCATTAAAGGAAATCAGATTTACAAAAGAGAGCATAAAATATAATTTGTCTTTTACACAATCATCGCAATTAAGTGATGAATCCATACAAAGCATACTTGACGGATTGGCTAATGTTTCGACAACACAGACATTATCCCTAAATTCGGCAGTATATGCAAAATTGACGGAAGAGCAAAAACAGTCGGCAACAGATAAAGGTTGGACAATAACTGGTTAATTATGATAGAGTTAAAAGCAAGAAAAGGTTATGTATATACCGACAAAAACAAAACATTTTTTGCCGATACTATTGTATTAGGGAAATATGACAAGAAAGAGAACTATCGGCAAATGAAAATAGAGGGTAACGAAGAACTAATAGAAAATTATAAAAATGGTAAGGCAAGTATTATCGGATGAATCCCTAAACGATAGAGGATTTAGGGTAATGAACAAGTCTATAAAGTGGGACAGATATTTAAAAAATCCCGTTCTTGTAGAACAGCATATGTCATGGGAACCGCCTATCGGCAGGATAGATGATATAAAACTCGAAAATGACGCATGGACAGGGGTTTTGGTATTCGCTTCTACCGAAAAAGGCAAGATGTATGAGAAATTATACAATGAAGGCTGTATAAGAGCCGTATCTATTGGCGGGAATGCAGTAATAGTAGAGAATGAGAGGGGAGAGAAAAAAACAAAGTCTTTTGATGTTTTTGAAGTCTCTTTAGTTACTATTCCTTCAAATGCTAATGCAGTAAAACATGAATTGGGTCATATCCCAGTGGAATATAAATTATATTGTGATAAAAAGGAATTTATTACTTTAAGTTCTAATTTTGAAGAATTAAATAATATGGAAGAAGAAAAAGAAAAAAAGGAAGAATTGGAGGCTAAGCCCGAAGTTCAAGAAGTCCAAGAGCCAGAAGCTCCAAAAGAAGAGCTTAAGGCAGAGGAAACAAAAAACACAGTCCTTTCGGCTTTGAAAGATTTGTTAGGTCTGAATTCAAAGAAGAAATTAGAAGATGATGATGAAGATGAAAAAGAAGAAGACAAAGACATTAAAGAAGACGAAGACGAGGACAAGAAGGAAGTAGAGGACACCAAAGCCAAGGACGAAAAGGAAAAATTGGAGTCTGAGGATTTGAAAAAGAAATTGCCTGAAAAAGTAGCGGAAAGATTGCAGGCAAACCCTGAAGCAAGAATTTTTACAGAAAATACACAACAACCTAAAATTATGACAGAATACAAGACTTTACATTCTTATCTTTCTTCTCAGGAAGGGAAGAATAAGATGGGTATGATGGCATTAGGCTCTGACTTGAAATATGCTCATGAGCACAAGCCTATCCCAGTTCATGACTTGCTGGATTCTTACAAAGAATTGGCGTCTATTTTGAAAAACGACCGTGACTTTATGAGCTCTTTCGGTCAAGTGAATTTATGTTTTGAAGGGACAGCTCCAAAAACTACTCCGCAACTATTGGATACTATTTTGGCTGCCGGAGACAATACCTATAATTTCTTGGCAACACCGGATTTAGTGGCCGTACAGTGGTTGGCAATGTATTATCGCATGTTGTTCCCTATTAACACATTCGCTGATAGAATCCCGCGTATTAGTTCAGATTCAGCCGGTACGATACACCCAGAAATAAACATGACTCCTAAAGTTTATTTCGATACTTTGGTGCCTAAAGAAAAAGTATCCGAGTATTTGTATGATGATGACCCAATCGCTATTCCTACTTATGCTTTTTCTTTAAATGCCATTGCATGGCAGCCTGGCGATGATAATCTGTTGAGATATGACAAGAGAGGCATTGGTATGGCTGAGGCTTTGAGAGTAGTAGCGAACGCTCAACATAACTATATTATCCAACAGTTGGCAGAAGCTGTTAAGGAAGGTACTTTTATTCCTATGACCGGTACCGCTACTGTAAATTCAGCAGGCATGTTCCCAGCCAATCCGGCTGCCGCAGGTAATATCAAAGATTTCACGGTAGCTGACTTGTTAAGCCTCCGCATAAAGTTTATCCAAGCTAACTTCAATCTGGATATCGAACGTCCAGAGGTAGTAATGGACGCTATCTATGCTAACCAATTGCAGTCTAACGATACTTTTGTAAATGCGTTGAACTTACCGACTGAAAATATCGGGCCAATGCAGATGATGGCTTACGGCATGAATATTACACAGCGCTCGATATGTGGTGTATATGATACTACTACAAGCAAAGTAGTTGACCCGCAATTATATGGAGAACCTTTAGACGCAGGTCACACGATAGACTCTGATTATACACCGGTTACTCTTAACGCTAAGGCTTACGGTTGCGTTATCGGGTTCTTGCCTTCTCAATTCCTTATCGGTGTAGGTCGTACAAATGTATTCGTAAAACAAGAACCTACCCTTTGGGCATGGGAAATGTCTATGGATACTCGTATGGGAGCCGGTGCAGCTCGTAAAGACGGAGTAGGAATCTATGGAGTAGCTCCAGCAGTAGTAGCAGGCGCATAATATAAATAATAAGCAGGGGCAAAATCCCCTGCTTGAATATCAACACACAAAATAAACAATATGGAACTTACTAATTATCAAGAAGGCTTTTTCCAGTATCTATACGCATTGGTAAAATCTCGCGGAAAAGTATACGCATGTGAAAACGGCAAAGTTTTCGGAAGGGAAATAGATGCCAGAAGACAAGCACATGATTACTTTGAACGGAGGAAATATAAATTATTGTGGGCGGAAATTACGATGGATAACCTGCCTCTGAACAATGAGGAATTTAAAAATGTGTTAGAATCATATAACCCGCCAGAGCCAAACAATTCCGCTAAGAACAAGAAAGAACCGCTTAAAATAGATAGTTCTATTGAAAGCGAATTCAATGCGTTAAAAGAGGCTCGGAAAAACTCAGAAAAGAAAACAAAAGGTAGACTACCTAAAGAAGAATAATTATGGCAACAACAGGAATACATATTTCATTAAAAGATACGTCTATTGGGAGTAACCAAGTAGACGAATCTATTTCTTGTTTGGTTGTTGATGTGGCAGGTGCGGAATCTAATTTACCTGAAGACTTGGAGTTAAACACCCCTTATATGATAACCTCGTTATCAGCAGCCGAAGGGTTAGGGATAACTTCAGAATGGGCGGAAGGTGACGGAGCGAAGACTATGCTATACCAACACATCAGCGAGTTTTACGGTGCAGCTTCAGCAGGGACTAAGTTATGGATTGTCCTCGTTCAAACGACGGCAAGCATAAACTTCTCTACTGCAAGTTTCTATACAGCATTACAGCCGGTAATATTCAAGACTATCTCAGGTAGTTATAAGAACAGACCTCGTGCAATAGGATTCTGCCAATCTAAAGGGACATTGCCAGCTCCTGAATATGGTGAAGGCGTGAACAATGAGACAGACCAAGAAGCACTCAATCAGATACAGACATTCTTGACTAACATGTTTGAATTGGGCATCAGAATGGTTGGTGTATTTGACGGAGCGTATATCAAGCAGGGGACTTTCAGCAGCGCAACAGAAATAGCTAAACTTATGGATTGCTCGGCTATGAGTTATCCAAGTGTAGCATATTGCGTTACCGGTTCTTCTCCTAACGGGTTGTCTTCTGTAGGGCGTGTATTGGGAGTAAGAGCGAGCCGGAGTATAGCTGCATCTATCGGGAATGTAGCTTTGGGTTCTGTAGCTACGGAAGAATATTTTACGGATAGTGATTTGGCTTCTGTATCCAGCAACCCAAAAACTGGTACACCCGTAAACGGGTATGACGTCACTCTCGCGAATCTGGTAGCCCCATTAGGATATATATTTACCCGTAACAGGTTAGGTATAGAGGGGTTATATTACAACGACGGGGCGACATGCAACGCCACTACTATGGCATTAAACAAGATAGAAAGAGTTGCTGTCGGCAATGCGGTTTGCGATGATGCCCAACAGTTCCTTACCTATTATATCAACCAGAATATCCCTTGTGATTCTTCAGGTCAGATATTACAGGCTTTTAAGAGTTCAGCTATATCACAATTTACAGCCCAATATATCACTCCGAGAATAAACGCTGGGCAAGCTGGGGCGATAGATTTCGACTTCAAGGCTAAGGATGATAATTACATACAATCCGAAGCTTTGGAAGTGACTATAAGTATAGTACCGAACCCTGCAATGCGTGAAGCCTTTGTAACAACATTCTTTGTAACTTCAATTTCTTAAAATTATGGCAGACCAATCGGGACTAATAATATCAAGTGCTGACGTCCAAGTTTGGGTAAACTTAGGAAATGGAGCAATTATACAATTGTTCACAGCGCAGAATTTTTCGGGAAGTATAGAAAAGTCGGTAAATGAGATTTACGCAATAAGTTCTGAAACTCCTATTTCCGTAAAAGGTATAAACAAAGCCTATTCAGGTTCTTTTGTTATACAATCAGGAGAATGGAACAGGTTAATAAACAGTTATAACGGGATAGCAACTACGTTGAGACCGTCATTAACTGATATTCCTGAAGGGCTTACCGTTACTATCATGTTCAGCAACAGGGCGGATTTAACCCCGACTGATACGACTTTGACCTATACAGGAGCACAATTTAGCAATGATTCTTTCGAGGTCAATGCTAATGACCCTCAGACTTTAGTAACCTTGAATTTCAGGGCTACAGAACTTACAAGACAAGTTACACCAATAGCTATTTAATCAGATAGGGGAATAATCCCCTATCTCCTTTTTACATTTAAAACTATCAACACATGAGCACATTTAAAGTTTCAAATTTCACATTTATAGAAAAATTACCGGACAAAAAAGGTATATTTGAGGAAATAGAAGTAACAGAAGATGTAGAATTAAGACATGCAGAGCGTACACGTTTGGAAGATTCAATTTTCATTACTTCTTTGTTGGATAATTCGGATACGACGACAGAGAGAAAGATAAACGACGCAATAAAATACGTTAATATATTTGTCGTTGACAAGACTCTGGCTAAACGTATTTCTTCAGACGGAATAGCTTGTTTGTCTCTTTTCACTTCTGACCAAGTGCAGGAGGATTTGGTAAATTTTATCAATCGGGCAGGGAGAACCCTAAATATGCAGATGCCCGAGCAGAAATAGAATATAAATTAACACAATATAGCAAGACAGACCCGCTTTTGGTAAAAAAAGCATTAGTATCACATTTTTTCCATATCCCTATTAATAAGGTAACGGAATCGTTAACTTTGGAAGAGATAGAGAAGTATCATTGTCTTGCATTATGGATAATGGACAATGTAAATTTTGCACCATTTAAAATTGACAAAAAGAAATAAGCTATGCCTAATATCTATCAAATAGAGCTTAATCTAAAGGGAGACCTAAATGCTAAACTGGACGACGCTATAAAGAAAGCCCAGAACTTAAAAAGTATAACAAACAATATAGGCGGTAGGGGAGGTAGCTTTAATAATCCGGCAGGAGGGAGAAGATATAATCCTTATCCTCATATACCGGAGAGTTATATGCGAGATTTTAGAAGGCTTAATTATTGGTTATATAGGAAAGATTGGCTTTCTAATAGAGGGTTATTTTCTAATATAGATAGGGCTTTTCAGGCGAGGCAAAGGCTAACAAACAACTTTATTGCAAATTCTTTCACTTATTCAGGTTGGCAAAGGAATTTAGGGAACTTTGCCAACCTAATAGGTGCTGTAGGTAAAGCTGCATTACAAGCTGTACCCTTAATAAAACCTCTTATAGGAGCTATCGGGGCTATAGGGGGAGTAGCAGGAGGCGTAGCTTTAGGAGGAGGCTTATTATATAGATTTGGCAAGAACCAATTACTTTCAGAGTCCACAGCGCAGGCAATATCTAATTCGGCACAATATCGGATGGCTCAATTAGGACAAGGGACAGCTTATTCAAGTTTGTATAATACCGCTACAAGAATAACAGAGCAAACAGGGGGGTCAAGAGCAGGATTAGTTTCTTTGATGAATACTCTATCTGGGTTAACATTAGGAAATACCAAATTAACACAAAAAGATGCCCAGTGGTTCGGTGAAGTAGCGGCAAAAATTTCCGCGGTTTCAGGGAGGGATTTACAGATAGTAGGGTTGAACTTGCAACAATTGCTAACTACATGGCAAGGTATAGACATGAAGGAGCTTTTTAAAGCTGTACCTTTAATTGAGAAGTATGTTTTTGACCTTAGAGCGCAATCAAAAAATAAAGGGGAGGATATATATTCTTTTATTAGAGAAAATCCACAAGCTTTAATAGAAGCATTTAGCCGGTTTATGACTCAATTCCAGCTCCCCAAGGTTGGAGTAGTTAAAGGGAGGATGCAACTTTCTGATGAGAATTTAGAGATAAAGAAATTAGAATATTTAGAGAGATTTTACGAAGACGTTGGGAACGTTTATCAGAATATTAATTTTTCATTAGAAAAATTATATCAATCATTAGGGAGTAATTATGAAGGTTCTATATATCAGGACATGCTAACCTCTTTTGATAATTTTGTGTACATGTTGACAAAAACTATAAGCGGTATTGCCAATACAGCAGACGGATTTGTTAAATCTATAAGGAATGTGTTTAATGGCAATGCTTTAATGCGTTTTTTTCAACTCCCTCAATATATCCAACACCGTTTATCTGGGCATAATGATTCGGACGCGTGGAAATATGCCCAAGCAGATTGGAACAGATGGTTTGGTACTGGAGTAGATACCAGTAAATATAAAGGGAATATATATAGAGATTTAGCGAAAGCTAATTTGTTAAGTGGAGATTATCTTACTGATAAATATTCCATGAATGAAAAAGGTATTTTATCTCCTTCTACAAGCGGGCAAAAAATTAGGTTTAGGCTTAATAACAATTCTGTAGAATATATTCTAAATAAATTAGAAAATTCCCCTTTGCTTAGAGACAGGGATTTGTTAGAGCGTATATCTAAAGGAGATAAAGGAGCCAAATGGGAAGCGATAAAATTATTAGTTAGAGATAGCTCTTCATCCCCCAAAATAGATTCTGTAGGCGATGAAACGGGGAGGATGAAAGACTTGTCCAAAGGGAGCAAATCATTGATTATAAATTTCAACAAGTCCATAGTAGACATGGACAACCACATAAATACTACCGACCCATCAACAATAATGAGGGAAATAGAGGATTATGTATCACAGGCAATAGCGAGAGGTTTGAATATAGCGTTTAACCAAGCAACACCGTTAACATGACAAAAGAGAATGATTATAAAACGAGTTCAGGGTCTGAATTACAAGATAAATTCAGAAATACCGTATCTATTCCACAAAACATAAGGGGAGAGCTTGCAAAAGCGGGGGATACGATAAGAGATGCGGAGCAAACGGCAGCTACGGCATTAGCCCTTACATTTTCTTCTGTAGGAATCGTAAAATCAGTGATACCGATATCATCAGAAGGAGGTTATATCAATGGGATAGGGAATAAGGTTAAGAGTTCATTGATAAACCAAAAAACCAGATATTCCGCTTCAAGCGCGAACGCGAAAGACAATCTTATTTCCGTGACAAATGAGAATGACTATATTTTCAGGATAAGCGATTATTATTTGCCGTTATCTTACAGCTTATCTATAAACGCATCAAAAAATATTGTCAAAAGCCAATTGGTAGACGGGTCGGCAATATATGAAATGACTTCATACAATCCCGCGGAGATAATATTAAGAATAAAACTTGAAAGGAAGCCTATAAACGACAATGGGAGGTATGACCCTATGTCTTTCCGGCAGAATCAAGGCGCAATGGCTGGCGATATAGTCAAATTTGCGACAGTTATAAATGATTTGTATAAAAACAAATCGGTATTCGCCATATATAATAATTTCACAAATAAAGAGGTAGGGATACAGTTCGTCGTATTGGCGAGATATGCCATAGACCCACAAGAAGGGTCTACAGTTACCAATATTACCCTTAATTTGCTTGAAGTAGATTTAACGCGTCAAACATTATTTGTAGAAAAACAATGAAATGTTATTGTAATTTTTTCAGGTGTGGCAATGAAGTCTGGATAGAAGGGAAAAAGATATTGAACTTTGTTTCTTTCGTATCCGAAAACACCGTTATGAAGCTGGCGGAAACAGCGGAAATAACGTTGCCTTTTTATTCTATTGCCTATTTGAAAGGAGATGAAATAATTACTGGGTCTAAAATTGATGTAGAAGGGCTTAATATAAAAATAGGGGCTCATATACAAGTATATGCCTATTACCATAATATCAATTACGGGGAACAGGTAAACATAAATTTCGAGAATGACCCAGAAGCGGGGAAAATGCTCGTATTTGACGGGTTTATAAAGAAAATAAAATCAGGGTTCCCGACTACTCTTGTATGTGAGGACAAATGTTTTATTTTGAGATTTGGAGTCGTAAATAAGGATTGGACACAAGAGACCTCGATATATGAAGGGTTGAAAGTCTGTTGCGATGTAGGAAATGAGGCATTCAAGAAATACCGTTCGGATAACAATCTTACAGGGGATTATGAAGAAATTTCCGTAGCCGATTATACCGCTACTTCGACATTCAACGAAAAATTATGGCAGGGAGTCAGCCCCTTTGAAGCAGCACAGATGTTAATGCGTAAATTCGGCATTTATACGGGAATTGACCCAGAAGGGAAATTATTTATGGGAACGGGATTAAAATACACCCAGAAAAAAACCATAAAATTAGACACTTCTGTAAATGTAATAGAGCGAGATGTATCTCCTAAAAACGGGAAATTCGAGAATTATTATGTTACGGTAAACGGCTATATAAACGGCAAGCGTACGACAATAAATGTAGGGAATAAAGGGGATGGCAGACCTATCCGATTGAATTGCAGTTCTATACAGACACGAGAAGGGTTGGAAGAATTCGCAAATAATGCGTATCAAGGATTAAAGGGGGAATATAATAGCGGGACAATAACAACGTTGCTATACCCTCGCATAGATTTGTTCGACTATGTAAATTTCACTGACACATTATTCCCTGAAAACAGCGCGAATCTGTATGTATTAGGGATAAGAAGGGAATTCAACGAAAACGGATATCATGTTTCATCAAAATTGACAAATGAAGAATGGATGTTTTAAGTTATAGAAAAAGCTCCAAGTTCGATTCTGCAATGCAGGAATTAGGGGATAATTTAAGGAACGTGTTGAAAAGCTATTCTTCAGTATCTTTAGTATATGGTGAAGTTACTGGAGTAAATATGGAAGAGCTGACATTTGATGTCGTGTCGGACGATGATAACCAAATGTTCAATATCCCTCTTTCCATTATCCCCCATGATTCTACTTCTGTGATACAAATCCCAGAAATAGGCAGCAATTGCGTATTGGGGTTCGTGCAAGGGGATTCTTCCCTATCTTTCCCTATAAAGTTCTCTAAAGTGCAGTCAGTATCTGTACAGTTCGAGATGTTAGAAGATAGTCAAAAGCAGCTCCTTACAATGGATAAGGACGGTATAACATATACAAATACGACTGACAACGCGAAATTAGATATAAAAGTAGGAGAAACTTCAATAGAGATGCAAGACAAGATAGTCAAGGTAAACGGAGGGGAAAGCCCTATGATATATATAGAGAAGTTGGAAGCTAAACTGAATGATTTTGTAAAAGCATTCAATAGCCATACGCATACCATACCAACAATAATGACATCTGTTCAGGTGGATACAACCTCTGGAAAGGGATTTGGAGAAGCTTCTAATGTAGGAGTCCCCGCACCGAGTTCAAAGGCAAAAGATTTCAATCAGGAAGATTTTCAGGACGAAACGTTTACACATTAAATTTTTAATTATTATATTAGGGGTGAAATTTCTGTTATATGCAAGATTTTAAATTTGATATAGAAAATAATGATATCGTATTTGATACGGATATGGTTATTATAGATTCATGTAGCGTACAGAATGGAACATTAATCTTCATGAAAAGCGTAGCCAGCATAGATAATCCAAGGATCGGAGTAGGGTTTCAGGAAGTCGCTATAAACGTGAATCAGAACGAAGCTACAGAATTAGCTACACGAGCCGAGAATCAAATATTAAATGACGGTGGGCGTATAGCAGAAATTTCCGTACAAGAGACGGAGGAATCTGGAGTATATGAATATGTGTTGCAAGTAGTATATAATTCAGAATACAGGCAATATGGCATACAAAGTTAAATATGGAGATACGATTTTTGATGTTTTGTTGAACGTTTGCGGGGATTATTCTCAGATAGACGAAATATTATCCTTAAACGGGCTGTTGTCTTATACTCCACAATTGACAGTAGGTCAGGAATTGGATGTAGAAGGGCTTCAAACTTCAAACAATGCCACATTGATAAGAGCATCTGAATTCCCGTATAATTCAAATCTTTTATCGGATGAAGAATTTGAAAGGCAATTGGAACAGATATTAGATTCGATAGAAGGCGGATATTATTTGAAAGTGCAACCGTCATTTACTACGGTTAGTCAAAATGGGGACAATCAATATGTAAATATATATACAAACTCAACTTTTAATGTTTTATAATTATGGCAATATCAAAAGGGCATGTAATATTAGACCCGTCATCAGGTAGTGGGGATACCCAATTAACCCTAAAAGCAGAATCTGCAAATGTAGGTAACCGTGAAATAGTAAAAACAGTTTTTACTGTTAAAGCTGCTGGAGTTTCCCCAGACAAAACGATAACAGCAAATTTAGCTGCTGCACCAGAGTTTATCACTTTAGAACAATCAGGTACAGGAGTAACAGTTCCTGCCACAGCTGGTAGCTTTACAATAACAGGAGTATCTAACAGCCCTAAGTTAGAGTTCGGTGTAGAGGGTGGTGATATTGTTGAAGAAGACTTAGGAGACAAACAATTTACAGCAGACGGGAGTATAACTGCAACTAATGGTGTTGCAATCTCCGGAGACCCAGGGGCTGACCACAAGTACGAATTCTCAATAGAGATTAATTATGTGTTGAATGATACTGTAGATTCAAGAACACAGGTATTTACTATCCAAGGTTCATCCGAATCTGTAAAACAGACATTAACGATTACACAGAGTGCAGGAGCTGCAAGATTGGAAGTTTCCCCAGCAGAGATTACAGTTCCACAAGACGGTTCGGTAGTCAATGTACAAGTTACAACCAACACGACATTTACTGTATCTTAATATTATGTTTGTCCCTCTCATGTATGCAAAAATATGTTAATTCATGGGGGGGGACAATTTAAAATTTTGTATATATGGCTATAATTAGAAAACAAAAAAAGTGGTCTGACGGTATAGGATATTTTTATGTAGCCTATGACCCTAAAAAAAAATCTCAAAGAGTAGAGATTACTTCAGATATAAATGCTACATTTGAGCAAAGAGACCAAGAAGTAATATTCCAAACTACTGTAGGAGATAAACAAGATACTTTATATTTGGTCCAAAAAAGCGAAAATTGCAACGTAGCTTATTATCATTCTACGGGTATGGGAGATATAAGGGCGGTATATAGCATGAACGGGAAAGAAGTATTAGGAGTATTTAAATCTTAAATATATGGCAGTACAATATGTAGACATAACATCATTATCAGAATACACAGAGAGCGATTTAAATGGGAATGAGCCTATACAAGTCTCCGCCTCTGCATTTACGACTATAAATGCTATAAATGAGTGGGGAGAAACAAAATTCGGGGGTAGACCTACTATGTTGAAAATGCCTAACTCATTTATAAATCTTAATAATGGTTCTTCTTCAGCAGCTATATCCAATGTAATTAATTCTGTCTCTTCTGGATGGACTGATTTTGTATCTAAAGTAAGCTCGGCTAATATTGTATATAGTCGTACAAATTTAGCAGCATTAAACAATTACAGAATATTTGTAGCGACAATAACGTCCAACTTGACAAATACAGTTAGTTTTGTCGATGTGTCTAGTAACACTATTACGTTAAGAGTTATTACATATAATTCGTCAAATAGTACCTATACTTTCAAATTGACGAGTTATAATGTAGATACTATTAAAAATAGTATACCGACAGGCTCATTTAAATATCAAACCTCTAATGTTTTCAACTATCCAAAGCCAGGCGATTATATATTAGGAGTTTATTCGGCTGCTACGCTCGTAATTAATTTAAGGGCTTCAGATTTTTTGATAGACAATAACCATACATGTAAAGTAGTAGCACCCTACAATACTACAAAAGTACAAGTTGTGACGGATAACGGGATTCCCCCGTTAATGACAGATTTGGCATTTGAACCTTCTGGTTTCGGTGCAAATACCAACGATAGGATAGTTTATACTATTACGGCTTTTGCGTCAAATAACAATCCGTCAGCAAGCCAAATTTGGTTTTTTATAGATGCAGAGTTATATAGATTAAGAACGGAGTAATTATGGAAGATTTAAGACAACAAATAATAATAGCTATACAGTCTTTATTCCAGAACGTAAACACTTCTGCTTCTGCTATATGGATGCGTCTTGTAGACGCTCTTTCTACTATATTCAATATAGTAGCTAATGAGATACTATTTTCAGAAGATAATATAGCCAATACAGCTCGGAGTTTAAGAGTAACACGTAAAGATTATTATCTGGATAATGCTTTATATTTCCAATATGGGGATAATCTGGTAATTTTGGATAATGATACTAAAGAAATGGGGTATAATCCTATAAATGAAAATAACAGGATTATAAAGCAGGCTATAGTATCGACGTCTGAAGGAGGTATAATATTAAATGTAGCTACTACCGACAATACAGGCAATCTAACTCCTTTGAGTTCAGACCAGCTTACGGCATTCAAAGATTACTACGAAAATTTTATACCATTGGGATTCAATCTATTTATACAGAGCCGAGAACCGGATATATTAACATTCCCTGAAGGCATGACAGTGTATTACAGTGCCGGCAATTCTCTTGCACAGGTGAAAAATGATATAGAATCCATGAAAACGACTATACAACAGAATATAGTGTTAGGCGCTCCATTGTTCATAAACGATTTAGAAAAATCCTTCCAAGAAGTATCAGGAGTTGAAGCAGCATATATCCCTGACGTTGTTTCTACAAATGGTTCACTGACATATAATGCGGAAAATGGAAGGATAAAATTAGTATCAGGATATTTTAATTTTGCGGAGGATTTAAATATTAGCTATGTTCCCGTTTAGAGAAATAAATATACCTAAACTTATTTACCAGATAAACAGACCTAATTATATGGTAAATAATGAATACCGGTTGAACAACTTCTATAAGCTGTTGTTATGTTTGTTATATCCTTTTATCTTACTATGGAACGAATATAATACAAAAAGGCAACGGGCATATAAAATCGCTGCCTGCCAATATGGGAAGCAACAAGTAATAGATATTCTTAATGACCTATACGACCCTGACGGGAGGCATATAGAGGCTATAAATATCACTTCAAATAAAGTATATCTATATCCTTCAGATTATGAAGCTGGCGAAAAAGTATATTGGAGCGATAAAGACTATACGGCTGGGGGAAAGTCATATTTATATACTTCATCTTTGACAACAGGAGTAATTATAAATTACCCGTCTTATTTAGAAGAAAATAAAGATACATTTTCAGAATTTACCCAAACTGTAGATTCATTAATAATATGGGGGATAAAGTATAAACTAAAATCAGTACAATATGCTCAAAGACACAATATTATCATATATAAACGATGATGGCAATCTTGTTTATATAAATGACTTAGTAAGCGCATTTGATAACTGGCAAAGCGCATTAGGAATATTTTTAGGGGCAAGTAATTACAAATTCATTGATATTAGTATGTCTAATGAGATGGATGCGGCTACTTTTACTTCTGGGACTACCCAGCTTATATTTAAAACCTCTTCATCTCTACCGTCATTAGCTACAGGGACTATAATAATTGCGACCTGCAATAAAACATTTACTGTTACAGAACAAAATAGAGCGACTGTATATGTATGGTTAAGCGATGTAGAACAACGTTCGTCAGAAACAGGGCAAGAATATACAGCTATAAAAAGAGCATTATTTAGCAATACTCAACCTACGGGAATATCCGAAGTGGCTACAATCGACTTAACATGGGCTGTAGGTATGGACGGGTATTCATTCTATCACACATACGATTGGCGGGCGAATCTGGTATTACCGTCAAGTATAGGTTTATCAGACATAGCAAATGGGGCTGTAGGAACCCTAAAGATAGCTGACGGAGCCGTCACCTCCGAAAAGATAGCTGACGGCACTATTTCGACTCCAGATATAGCCAACGGAGCCATCACCTCCGAAAAGATAGCTGACGGCACTATTTCGACTCCAGATATAGCCAACGGAGCCATCACCTCGGCTAAAATAGGGGATTATCAAGTAACAGAACGGAACATTGGATTAGGCTCAATATCTAATGACGCACTACAATCAAAATCAGTAACAGAAGATAAATTAAATGTCACTCCCTATTTTTTAGGAGTTTCTTATTCAGGAATTACAATTAAAATAAATAATAAACAAGCAACAGTCGAAAAGGATTTTAATACTACATGGGCTGGTACAGAAAGTATATCAACAGCAGAAAACAGTGTATCAGTAAATATAGATATTAATAGTGGATATAGATTAACAAATGTAGTTTATGCTAAAAAGGTTACCAGTGAAGAAGTAAATATGAGTGATTTTAGTATAACAATGAGTTATGATAATAGCCAATTATATTTCTTTATTTCTAACCCACAGTCTGCATCTAATTTCACTTTAGATATAGATATTATTGCATTAGTTAAAATGGTATGATATTATGGAGAATCAGGCGGGAGGATTTCAGGGATTTTTAGGGAGTTTATTTGCTGTAGTAATAAGCTACATAGCTCCTATATATGATTATGTTATAATTATCGCTTATGTATTCTTGATAAACTTTATAATAGGATTGATAGAAGATATCATTGTAAAACAGAAAACGTTTAAATGCAAAAAGTTTTACTTCTGCTTATGTGAGATGTTAGTGTTTTATCTTTTAGTAGGGAGCGTTTATTTTATAGGTAATAAATTCCATAACAAAGCAATGGCGTTACAGTGCATATCGGCAATTGTAGCAATCGTCACGTATTTTTATTCATTGAACATACTGACTAACATAAAATCATTGCTTCCGAATAATAGGGCAATATCTTTTATACATTATATAGTAAGCTTTGAGATAGTAAAGAAAATACCATATTTTAAAGAATTTGAAACACATGAAGCATCTGAATCAAATAGGAGAAAAGGGGCTTAACCTTATAAAGGAATTTGAGGGGTTAAGACTGGTTGCATATAAGTGTCCAGCCGGAGTATGGACTATCGGGTATGGGCATACATATAATGTAAAAGAAGGCGATGTAATAACAGAGGCTAAAGCAACGGAATTTCTTTTAGATGATATTTCTAATGCTGTAGATATAGTATCCGGCTCAACTATGGATGTGGAATTGACACAAAACCAGTTTGACGCATTAGTCTCTTTTACTTATAATGTCGGGGTGAAGAACTTTTCGGATTCTACACTTTTGCGTAAAGTGAAATTAAATCCGAATGACCCTACTATCGCTAATGAGTTCAAGAAATGGATATATGCGGGGAAAGAAGTGCTTTCAGGACTTGTAAGGAGAAGGAAGGCAGAATCTGAATTATATTTTAAGAAATGAGAAAATTTGGGGTGTTATTGGTTCTCTCGCTCTTTCTGTCCTTTGCTTGTGGATATACCATAGGCAAACACGCCAATACGCCCCAAATAGAGACTCACACAGACACTTTTGTCATCACAAAGGTAGATACATTCATTGACACACTATTAATTCCAAAATACATCAAAATAAAGGAGACTATCAGGGACACGTTGTATGTTCCTGAACTTTCTAAGCCGGCAGAAGTAGAAATACCGATATCTGAATACTGTTTTGAAGATTCTACATATTCAATATGTATGACCGGATATAAGGTAGAGGCTAAAAAGATAGAAGTTTATTCTCCAGTCAAGTATTTAACCATAACAAAAACTGAAACGCATATTAAAAAAAAGAAAAGCCACTTCAGCTTAGGATTGCAGGCAGGATATGGTTACGCCATTTCTTGTAATAAATTTTCTCCATATCTCGGTTTTGGTGCACAATGGAATTTTCTAACATTTTAGTGTGTTGGTAGTATAGAGGATAGAAATATTCTCATGCTATTAAAAAAAGGCTACAACGAAAGTTGTAGCCTTTTCTACATTATCATTTAATATGAAAAAAATTAAGTGGTGACAACTATTTTCACAAACCGTTGTAGATACATACGAATATTAAACACTATGCAAATATATAAAAACTCCCCGAATTTCACAATTTGGGGAGCCTCATTTGCCAATTTTTCTGTTTTCCGAAATGCTGTACTTAATGATATGTACAAATATAAAAAATCCCGTCTATTTTCACAAACAAACGGGATAAATACGTATTAAAAATAATGAATAATAATGTTTAACTAAAACTAAGCTTGTCAGATTGTATTAAAAAGAATAGGTATTTGTCTCTTATTTTTCTTGTTATTTTAACCATTAAATCTGCCGTTGTATCGTCAAATTGGGCGAAGTTATCATTTATATAATCATATATCTTTTGCAATTCCGATATAGTATCCTTTATCATCATATCCAAAGAAGGGATAAATTTAATAGGCTCTATAAATGAAAATTTTAAATATTGTTCAAAATTATAGGGCGGTATTCCTCCGGTTACTACGGTACTTTCCGCAATTTCATCTACAAAATCTATTAGTTTTTCGTTTATTTCGTCAAAATAAGGGTGATAAGTCATAAAGTCGTGCCCTACCATAGTCCAGTGACGGGCTTTAATATTCTCAGCGCATATTTTTAATGACGCTTGTATAATATTTAAAATTTCCTCTGTTTCCATGATTTATATTTTAAAAAGGACAATCATCATTATTATTATTTCGACTATTATTGTTTTGTTGTGTCTCTGTTTTATTTGTTTTTATTTCAACTCCTTTACCGCAGAATATTTTAGGTTGATTTGACGATCTTTCTTCTGCATTTTGATTTATGTAAACTGTAATGTCACTTCCGTAAGGGTCTGGCTGTTTACGTTTACATGCACATAGCTTAACAACATTGGCTTCATTCCCATTTTTCCGCAGGAAATTTTTTATTTTATCCGAGGGGATTTGGCTCAAATCTATTTCAATAACAATCATTTCCATACACAAATATATTAAATTTTATAATTCAACGTATATTTCTCGTTCATTTTCTTGTTTATCAGAGTTGTATAAATCCGCTAACTCTTTTAAGTTATCAGGGCTTATAATAAATAAACATCCCTTTTTGTTTTTTTCCTTTATAGCTACAAGAGGTATTTTCCCCTCTTTCTTAGCTTTTTTAGAAGTATCATCAAATAATCTCCATATCGAAAACGATTCACGTAGTTTGCATTCTATGTAAATATCAGGGTGCATAGAATCGGAGTGAGTATTATGCCCTGAATTGCTACCTGAAAGGGGGACTCTTTTAGTCCCAAAAATGGCTGCTACTGCTGCCTCGAATCTTTGCCATGTTCTTTTACTTGTTGCCATATTATTTTATTTTGAATAAATCTACTCTGTCACATAGGAATACTGTATCTTTTTCAACCTTTGTATTATCTATGATTTCTTGATAATGTTCTTTATGTTTAGATATATATCTTTGCGGGAAAGGAATCCATTTGTAGCCTCTGTAGTTTTTAAAACAGTCCACTATTGCAGGTTGAGGTCTATGGTTGGAATCTATATGTCCCCATGAAGTTTTTTTTATAAGTTGCCAAATAATATTATCGTTATGCTTAAAAATAGGGTATATCTGTTCACTAAATAGTTTCGACAAATTATAATCATCTATATTATTATTAAATGTATCATCATACACAAACCTAATATAAATTGGTTCTGGTGCTATTTTTGCTGCAAGATAAGTTAAATTATAAACAGTAATACTTAGCGATTCATAATATTCTACCAATCCATGACAATTTATAAACATACCTAATTTTTTGTCATATCTTATTCTAAAGTCAAAGTATCTTACTCCATGCTTGAACTGTTCGGCTATTGTCAACTTTTGGCATTTTGACGTAAAGTTAATTAGTCTCATCCACCATTTGCGTGGTTCCAGACATGTGTTTGCGTTGTGCGCTCCGAGTATCTTTTTCATTATCTTTTGTTGTTTAATATTATTTCACCTTCGAAAGCGCAAAAATATGATTTATCCCAATACTGGTAGTATTCACCAATTGGATGTTCGGGATTATTAGAAAATATTACAGTCCCCTTAAAAAAATCATCATTTTCAGAGACTATAATAATAATATCTAACTCTGGGTTATACGCTAAAAAGGGTGATTCTCCCCAAGTAATGTCCACGTTATTTATTCTTGTCTGTATCATTTATAACCAATTATTTTTTTATTATCCAACATATTTTTAATTTCCTCTATCGTCTCTACTACATTTATCATCTCTCCATTATTCATCGTTACAATACTTCCAGTTCAATGATGGGAATAACTTGATACAAGTTTTATACTATCTGTGTATATTAATATAGAGCAAAGTTCCTTTTTTGAACATCTGTAATTATAAAAATAATAATTAAGAAAATAGTTATCATAGATATTATTACAGCATAAGATAATAAGTATGTATATTTAATCTTTAAAAGTTTAAGTCTTTCTTCCAGATTAGCCACCCGTTTACTTAGTCCGATGCAATTCTTTTCAGTAATATTTTTATCCCTTAATTTTTTTGTGTATAGTCTAAAATTTTCGTCCATCCATTCTTTTATTTTTGGTTCAATATCATTTAATGCATTATAAATATCTTCTTTTTCTCCACCTCTGATAAATCCAATAGGAGCTGTGAAGTTTTTTGAATTGGGATATTCGTTAAACTCAATTCTTACAAGGACTCCATTTTCTTGCATAAAAATGCGTTCAGCTTCTTTTTTAATTTCTTCATCTGTCATCCTTGCTTTTTCTACCAGTTCGTCATAATCAAATCTATCTATTATGACTACATTTTCTATTTCTGCCATGTCTATTTATTTTTAAATTTTGCACAATACGGTCTAATTCCTACGGAACGGTATATTTTCAAGACATTGCAAAACACCATGAAGTCTTTTGCTTCTCCTGCATTCATACAGTTTCTACAGTCGCACGATTTAGGAATTTCTTTCTTTTTCATTTAGTTCCCTGATTTTCTCACAATGCATTTTGTAGGCATAAGCGAATACTTTTAAAGTTATTTCATTAAAGTAAAACTCTCCTTGTAGTCCATTTCTTGTGAAAACGCTAACTGATAATCCATCATCTGTAAAGCTAAAATGTATACTACAGTCGTTTAGTCCCCTAATTATAAAGATTTGTGTTTGGTCATATTCCATAATTCAGCCCTCCAAGTTAGGTATTCTCATCCATAAATCATCTCCATCTACATAAGAATCAAAAAACATTCCATCGTCTTCTACCCATATATTATCTTTCTTTCTGTAAAACATAATCCTTGGGATATAATTATAATTTTTGAGTCTTACTAAAACTTCTTCTCCTTCTGGAGGAAGTTGTTCACTAATACTAATCCAAGGTGATTTATTCTCTTTTGTTCCCATAATTCATATCTCTTTTATAGTTAAATATGCTTCTTTTACTTTATCATGATGTGCATTTAGATATTCGTTTAAACTTACTTTTTCTCCAAATAGCTCAAGGAATTTTTTTTCATCACGGAACCAATTATCTTTTATTATCTCATAAGGCTCAAATAAAAGTACATATGGTAAATCGCGTTTAAAGAATATCGCCATAGCAGCATAAGCATCAAGCTTATTGTATGCTTCTATTTGATATTTATTAGACATTATCCCGAAAGTAATTTTCATTCTATTCATATTTCTCAAAATTTATAGTTACATATCCCAATTTATGTTCGTTAATCCAGTCTTCAGTTTGTTTATAAGAGAATTTTATTACAGCATCAAATCCTTTTGCTTCTAAAAATTGTGTAACAGATATTGCAGACTTAATCAATTCTTCAGGATTGCCGGATTCCCCAGCAACGATAATTTTTAATTCTGCTTTTTTAATTCCACCTAAAAAATTCTTCATAGTCATTTTATATAAGCTACAGCCACATTCCTATCTATAAAAAAATGTATTCCGGTGGAACATTCATTCCATCTGCATTTATCAAAGTCTTTTACTTCAACTGTTTCACCCACTTTGTATATAAAGTCTTTATTATAATCGGAACATATTTCGGTTATACCTGCTCTACTCCCGTCTAAATTTTGTATTTCCAATACCTCCGCTTTTGAGCATCTACATTTTAGAGACGTTGAGGAACTTCTATCTGCGTCTTCACATATTTTTAGTTTTACAATATATCTCCCGCATTTTTTCCACCCTATAAAACTTCCTTCTATTGGGCACTGATATGCCAAGAAAGATGTATATTCTGAATAATCAGCGCCTTCCAAATAAGCGCCTCTCAAATTAGCGCCTCTCAAATTAGCGTTTCTCAAATTAGCGCCTCTCAAATTAGCGCCTCTCAAATTAGCGTTTCTCAAATTAGCGTTTCTCAAATTAGCGTATTCCAAATTAGCGTATTCCAAATTAGCGTATTCCAAATTAGCGTTTCCCAAATAAGCGCCTTCCAAACTAGCGTTTCCCAAATTAGCGCCTCTCAAATAAGCGCCTTCCAAACTAGCGTTTCCCAAATTAGCGCCTTCCAAACTAGCGTTTCCCAAATTAGCGCCTTTCAAATTAGCTTCTACTAATGTATCTTTAATTGTGTTATTCTCTTTCTCGAAAGAAAATAGCACATTATCAAAAACTGATTTTATATCGATTTTAATTTTCATAAGTTATTATTTTGATTGTGTATTAAATTGTATTTTCCTCTGAATTTCAGGTATAATTTTTCTTGTTTTGCAGTAAACGGCATAAAAGAATGATTCAACCAGCGACATATATAATATACTTTGTCATTTGAATAGTCCTTATTATCAGAGGTGATTATCCAGTCCATTTTAGCCCCATTTTGTTTTGCTTTTTCTCTTGCATATATAAAACAATCAACAAGTTTAGGATATCTCATCAGTCCGATATAGTTGCTATTTAGGTTTGCTTTTGGACATACTATACATCCGACTCTTTTACTCCACTCATACTCTGGATTAATTGGAAGATTATATTTATGGATATAATCCCAGACGTCGCTATCTGCCCAATCTATTATTGGTTTTAGTTGTATAATGCCCGCAGTTCCTACTGATTGGCAATGTTCCTCAAAATAATCATCTATAAGGTTCTTATTCTTTTTTAGTAGCGTTTTGTTTCTTATTTCAAATGCTGTTCGTTCTTTCCTTTTAAAACTTTCATATTTTCTAACTCCGACAATTGAACATTCATCTACATATTTTCTGTTGTGTTTGTAGTCTGTACAACAATATGCTGATTGAACGGTCGGTAATAGTCCCTCATGATTCCGCCAAATATTTTCAATAAATCCGTATTTATAGTCTCTACGCTTTGTCACATCTGGATAATTTTCTTTGATAAACTTTAAAGTGATATTGCTTTCAAAAGAGTGATTGAAGTAAGATTTGAATTCAATCCCGCTTCGTTTGCAGAGGTCATAACATACCTGACTGTCTTTACCTCCTGAGAATCCTAATCTTACTTCAAATCCCATTGCCTTTGCAATTTTTGAGAACTTCTGTATTCTCTCGATTGCCGTTTGCTCTATTTCTTCTGCAAATAAGTTCATTGTTTCAATTGCTTAATTAGATTGTTTAACCCTCTACCGTCTTTAATAGTCTTTCCAGTTGCCCATTCTGAATAAGGGAAATATTTTACGCTGTGTCCCTTATACTCGAACTCTATCATTTTATCAGAGCAATTAAGTATTGTTAGCCCTAATTTCTGTATTTCATTTATTGCTGTTCGCATTCTGATAGGTTCTAATTTATTTTGTCTTTGTATGTTTAATCGTGACATATCATTTTAAATTAAAATATTGGTTACACTTAAATCCTTTTCGAGGTTCAAAATCTTTGAACTCGCAAACTTTAAAAATCCATTTCTTGTCAGCCCATGAGGCTAAATCTTTTTGCCATTGCGGAATAATCTGCTTGGGGTTGTTTATGTCCCTATAAGGCTGGCAAAAAGGCAAAAATCGACGTCCTTTTAGCCTCCAGTGATTTATTCTTTCAAAAGATTCTTTAAATGAATTCATCAGAATGCAGTAAAAGAAATATTCTCCTTTATATCCGTATTTGTCAATAAGATTTATAGCTCTTTCGCAATCTCCTATTTGTGAAGGGGTATCGCATCCAAATCTAATACGTTTTATCCATTTCACTTTAGCCAGCATTTTTGCGATATCATGAGTTACTAATCTTGCATCTAATGCCTGATTAAAGTCTACTTTTAGTTTTAGTTTGATGATTTTCTCAATTTGAGACAATCCATATTCAGAGGCGAGAATATTGTTGTCCATCAATATAATATTATTCCTACCGTCAATTGCTATTTCTTCAATATCCATGTATGGTTTTACATTTCCTTCTTTTTGAGGTACTACACACCATTTACACCTATTAGGGCATCCACGAGTTAAAAAACCGTAAGCCATATTTTTAGGGATTGAAGGGTATATGTAATAATCTGGCTGTATATATTCTATTTTCGGATCTAAACACTCTTTAATATCATATCCAGTACCTCCTTTCTTTATGATATCGGTATTTGTTATATATTGTCTGTAATCTGGAGTGAAACTGAAAATATTAGACATGAAAACAATGTCATAAGAACTAAACGGATTATACCATTCCACGGAATCACCTTTCCCCTTATAAAAATTACTTATTTTCATAAGAGCCAAATTTGGGTAATTACTATCTACTGCTAATATCCCGATATTCATTTTAGAATAATTTATTTTCTACAATAACCCATTCATCATCTCCTAAATCTTCAGGGAACATTCCAAATTTTGGAAAATCTTCTGGATAAGCTAACCGACAAAGTGGGCAAGAAAACGCATAACATGCTCCTTGAAACTTCACTCCACATAGGTCTCTATATTCTGAAAAAAGTAACCATCTCGCTTTTTTAATAAACTTCTTTGAAAGTCTCCTATTACACTTTATATTCCTTTTTGTAAGTCCTTTTGCAACTATTAATTCCGCATCATTACTACTAATTTGTTTCCCATTATAGGTATATACTCCATCATAACAATTAGGATGATTGCACCCATATCCATTTTTTATAAAGGTATCAGATGTGAAATATCCACATCTACTACTCAAAGTATTTATATCTATAAGTCGTTCTTTATTGAATACTTCACTTATTGGCATATTTTTCAAATAAATTATCTATTTCTAAATTTACTCTATCTGCAAATTCCCCAAATGATTCTGAAAATTCATCATCATTCAAATCATCTACAATTTTAACTACTCTTTCCGCGTAAAAGCGAGCTTTTGATAAGTCTTTCATTAATACCAAATTAGAAGATGAATCTACTTGTTGTATTATGTTCGTAAGCTCAATTGCAGCCTGAGAAAGCAAATCCGCGAAAAGAGGTATTTTTTTACAAACATACACCGCTTTTTCTTTCTGTTCCTTAGTCATGTTCCCGAACAAATCCTTAACCGGTATCAATTCATATTTATTCAAGTTGTCAAGTTGCGTTTTTATTTGAGTTACTTTTACATAGTCTCTTTTTTGTAACGCTTTATTCATCTTTTCAAGTAAAATATCTTTCTCGCTTTTCATCTCATCTGGTTTTTAGTGTGTAATAATCAGTTAATAATTTCCTGCAAGCATTGTACACAATTACAGCTTCTTTTGTAGTGTTGTTCGCCATTATCAGCTTTTGTATTTCGTTTTTATTTTCGTTTTCTACAGCTATTGTAGCCTCGGAAACATATCTTAAATAAGTCTCTGCCCGCACTTTGTTTTTGCTTATCAGATACTTAACCACTGGCAAACATGGTAAACCAATGGGCAATTTTTTTGTTTGTTTGAATTCATTGAAAGCATTCCTCTCAAACTCCGACAACTGTTCAATTGAAAAATCTTTAGAATGGGCTTCCAATTGTTTTACATTCCCGTATTTTTCGATTATCGCCTGAGAGCGATTTACGTGCGATTTAAAGGCTTTTAAAAATTGGATGATAGTTTGTACCGACATACGATAGAAAACCCCAAATTCGCCAGATAAACCATAAATTATCGCTATGTCGCACTCCTTTATGGTTAGCGCTTTGCATTCCGCCTCTAAAAATGTTGCGACATCTTTTGTTGTGACCTCGATTAATTCGTCCGTCGTTTCTTGATTTACCCTTAAAAAAGCCTTTTTTACTATGTCCATAGAAAACAAAAACAGTTCGTTTTTATTTAATTCGCTTATTTTCGGGTAATTTTGAGCTTCTTTTATTTGCTGTATGTCCATATCGCAATTATTTATTGTCTTTTTTGTTATACATCATTCCAAATAATGAATCGTCTTTCCCCTCTTGTATATCCTGCATGATTTTAAAAGCGACTCTTTGCGTTTGCTCTTCCATTGTCTCCTTTTTTGCAAATCCGCGCGCCCCCCCTGCTAAATTTTTCGGATAAAAAACGCGGTTCGTTTGAATTTTAAGAGCTTTTGCCAATGTTGTTTTCCAGTTTATTTTTTTTGTTTTCGATTTCTTTTTGTTTTCCCAACCTTCAGTAGTACCCCAAAAGTTTTCGATAGCGCATTCAATTGTTTTTATTATGTTCAATTCTGGAGGGTTGAATTCTTTTTGTTTTTCCATCCATTCTGCATCACATAGTATTTTGTCTACTTCTTCATGTAATTCTGACAAATAAACATTAAAATCTTTTCTCCAGTCTTTTTCTTTTTCTTCTTCTTTTTTAGAGATAAGAAATATATCGTTATTAGATGTAGAATTATATTTAGATATATTTTTTATCTCTTTTTTCTCTATAATGTTATTCTGTTTATTATCTGTAGAATTATCTGTAAGAATAATATTATTATCTACATTTACATCTACATTTACATTAACAGCTTGTTTTGCTTCCTTTTGCTTAGCAAAACAAGCATTTGCTTCTTTTGCTTCCTTTTGCTTAGCAAAACAAGCATTTGCTTCTTTTGCTTCCTTTTGCTTAGCAAAACAAGCATTTGCTTCTTTTGCTTCCTTTTGCTTAGTTTGATTAATTAATTTAAAACCCAGTGGGTTATTTTGGGTTTCTGAAAAACCCAGTGGGTTATTTTGGGTTTCTGAAAAACCCAGTGGGTTATTTT